TTTCACGAATCGTAGGAGGTGCTCCGGAAGAAATTGCAGTTCAACCCGATGACATTCAGGGGCGATATGACCTGAGTCTGAGATTTTCAGTTGATACTCTGAATCCTGAGTTCATGGAAAAGAAAATTGCATCGGTTACTCAGCTTACTCAATTTGATACCGAGTCTGCAATTGACCGGAATAAACTAGTTACATTGATGGCAGAGTCCATAGACCCACAATTAGCTAAAAGCGTTGTGCGTGATCCGGCAACAGCAAGCCAACAGGAAATTGATGATGAGCAGTTGTCATGGATCAAGATCATGGCAGAAATAGAACCTCAACCCAAGGAAGGTTTAAATTTTGAACTTCGCTCGCAAGTGGCACAGCAATTAATGCAATCGTCTCAAGAATTACAGCAGAAAATGTCAGAAAAGCCACTAGTTAAACAACTCGCAGAAAATCGCATGAAATTCTTGCAATTCGGAATTATGCAAAAGGAGAACGCTCAAATTGGGCGCACAGGAATTAAGCCGATTATGGGTCAGGGTGGACAGGAACAAAGTGAGGGAGGGCAAGGTGCTTATTAATATTTTAGAATTATTTCGTAAGAAACAAGTTCGCTTAGTTAAATACCCAAAATTGATGACGCAGGATGAAATCTCTGTGAGTTTTCAGGAGCAGGGTGAAGGTTCAAAAATATGGCAAGCCCTTGATTCAATAATAGATAATAATTTACTCTCTGCTGTATCTGAAATTTCAGACCCTAAAATAAATACGGAAATGAGGAGTCATTCAGCAGGAAGAATTGATTCATTAACCACATTAAAATCTCAAATTGAGGATTATAAAAAATGGAAGAATGGGAAGATGAACTTCAGGAAAAGCTAAATGAAATATTAGAAGAATACACGGATCGAGGTTTAACTGCTCGTCAAGTATTAGGAATATTGGAAACCCTGAAATTTGAAATAATAATAAATTTATCAGAGGTTGAGTTTGAGCCTGACGAGGAATGAAATCTTTTATTTACGCTAGTGATCTACATGGCGATAAACAAGATTATGATGCTGTTTCAGACCTACTGAAATTTACTAAAGAATTTAACCCCGATGTTAGAATTTTCGGAGGTGACCTTTTTGATTTTTCACCACTAATGAGAAATGCTGATCCGGCAGAAAAAAATGCATCAATGGAAGCAGATGTTGAGGCAGGAATGGAATTTTTGAATAAGTGGCAACCTCATCATTTTCTTCTAGGGAATCACGATGATCGTCTTTGGCAAACTGCACAGAAACACTCCATTGGTTTAATTCGTGATACCGCCAAAATGGGCATTAAGGATATTGAGAAAACATGTCGAAGGTTGAAATGTAAAACTTACCCATATGATGTGGATAAAGGAATTTTATCTCTTGGGAAAATAAATTTTGTTCATGGATTTTATCATGGAGTGACTGCAACTAAAAGACATGCTGAAACATTCTCAACTGAGGGTGGGTTGGTAGTTCATGGACACATCCACTCCATTCAATTTGCCTCAATTCCGAAAAGGGGGGGTGGTGCAGGAATTAGTGCAGGGTGTTTAGCAACTTGTGCTATGGATTGGAACCGAGCAAAAGTGAATCGTTTAGCACATGAGGCAGGGTGGGTTTATGGTTACTACTCAAATAAGAGTTGGGCTTGCTATCCGGTGCGTAGATTTGATGGGAAATTCTTATGGCAAAAAATAAAATAAATTGGGCAAAAACCTTGGATGCTTTGTCCGACAAAAAAGGGAATGAGCCTGTGGGAGAGGGTTGGTTCACTACAGCAGAATTAATGGAGAATGCTAAAATTGGTCACGATAAGGCATTCCGTCTGTTAAGGAGAAATTTAAAAGATGGAGTGATTGAAACACACAAGGGTTCATCATGGAATGCACAACATAAAATACTAAGCAGGAGAGTTTGGTATAGGTTTATTTAACCCAACTAACCGCAACTCCATTGAGAGGCTTGCTGTTGTTGGGAAATGGGTAAAGAAATAGTTAGTTCCGCGATCTTAAACGCGAGTAAAATTATTCCTTTCGTCAAATGAATTGAAACCTATGACAGACACAGAAACTGAGGTCGCACCTCTCGAAACAGCAGAAGTAGAAGAATCAAATATCGTATCCTTAGCCGACATTATGGAGGCATCGGGAGTCGAATCGTTCATTGAAAAATCATCAAATGAAGAGGATGGAGAGGAGGAAGCGGAGGTCGCTGAGTATTCGGAGACTGAACCTGAACCTGAACCTAAACCTGAACCTGAACCTGAACCTGAACCGAATGTTGATTCGGACGGAGTTAAGAAACGAATTGGGAAATTAATCGAAGCTAAGAATCAAGCTGAAGCTGAAAAGCAAGCGCTTGAGGACGAGGTAAAAAACCTCAAGCAAGCCCCACAAAAAGGGTTAGATCAATTTGACAATGTACAGACAATCGAAGAGTTAAAAAAGCGAGAGTCTGACGCGGAACATCTCCGAGATTGGTTGCTTGAAAATCCGGATGGTGGAGAGTATACAGATGAGTCAGGCGAGGAGCATGAAGTTGACTCGCAAGTGGCTCGAAAGTTAACTGCTCAAACTGACCGAGATTTACGGAAAAATATTCCGAAAGTTGCTCAAAGAATTCAGTTAAGGGAACAAAATTCAGGTATAGCATTGTCTACTTTCGAGTGGATGAAAGATGAGGGAAGTCCGGAAAAAGTGGAGATGAATAAAATCATTTCAAATAATCCCGACATCAAGAATTATCTTTCAAAAGACCCATACGGCATGATCACGCTTGGTTATGCAGTAGAAGGTTACAAAGCTATTATGGCGAAAAAAGGGAATGCAGGAGGAAAAGCAATTGCCCCCAAAATGCCCTCACCACCTACTCGTGCAACACCAAGTGTTGTTCGTGGAAAAAAATCTTCTAATAAATCCAAACTTTTAGCGAGAGCGAGTTCAGGACAAATTGATGATGCTTCATCGTATATCGAAACATTATTATAATTTAAAAAAAATCTTAGGAGGAAAATATCATGGCAGGAATAGTAGAGAGAGAACAAAATTTAAAAAGAGAATCATTATCGGATTTGTTAACAATTGTGGACAAAAAGTCAACTCCTTTTGTTAGTCAAGTTAAAAAGGGTTCAGCACCAAAAAATTCACTTTTAGAGTGGGGTGTAGATAAACACAAAACGAATTTAGTAGCTACTGCTACATATAATGCATCAGGAGTTTCAGATTCAATTCCACAAGATGGAGTTGATACTACTAAGGATGATTTTGAGAATTACGATGATCGTGCGAAATGCCAAGTGTATATTCAATACGCTCGTAGGTTACCTAAGGTTTCTCGTTTAGCTAACATGACTTCAGATATAGCCGGAGTTGGTTATAAGAAAGAAATGGCAAATTCGATTGCGAAAAGTTTAGTCGTTCATAAACGCGATATAGAAGCTACATTGTGTTCATCTCAGGAGACACTTCAGGAGACTGCAAGTGCTCCATATCAAACTAGAGGACTAGGTAAATGGATTAGTAATTCGGCACAAACGACTTTACCTGTGCCGGTAGCATTCCGTACTCCTAGTGCATCGATTGCTACATCGACAACCGCATTGGCTAAGGAAGAAGATTTGCGTGGGGTACTTCAATCGATTTACGAGCAGACCGGAGAGTCAGATAAAACATTTTATGGTCTCTGTGGAACCGCAGTAAAAAAGACCATTTCAGAGTTCACTCTGTTTACTCCACGGACAAACAACATCGTAATGTCAAACCGCGACACCGATGAGGGCAAACTTTCCACTTCAATTGACATCATCGACACGGATTTTGGGGTAATAACCCTCAACTTGAGTAGTTTCTTGGAGCAGGATGCGAGAACCACCGGAACTACTCCAACACTTGATGCGTCAAAAGGTCAAAAGACTTTGTTCATTTTGAATATGAGTCAGTTGGAATTAGCGTTTGCTGAAGAAACTAATGTTCGTGAACTTCCTGATTTAGGTGGGGGTGCAAGGAGTCTTGTTGAGTCAGTATTTGCTTTGAAGTCTTACTCCGGTGGGCTTGATCATGGTAAATATACACTTAGTTAATTTTAGTTAGTTAGTAGTTGTTCAATTATGTTCTGTGCGGAAGAAGTAATCGTAGGTAAGGAGAATCTCACAAAAGAGGTTTGGGGAGCGCTTGCAGGGCTTTACCGCACAGAACTGAACAATGCTGAAAAGGAGCAAATATCTCTTATGGAGGCAGAGAAAAGAGTCACCGGAGGGGTACGGAAAAACCTACCATTTGGCAGATTGCGAATGAAGGTTTGTCCTGAAGTTTTTCATTTTTGGGAAGGTAAACTTGGTGTAGGAATTTGGCAAGACAAGTCATTCTTGAAATACATGGAAAACCGATTTGGTGAACTAATTCAAATTAAATCTAAGAGTGCAAATGTAGTGGTCTAGTTTATGAGAACAACCACTTATTCAGCAATCGAGCGAGGTGTAGCTTCTATTGCCGGAATCGATCCTGACAATGTTCTCGCGCACGAAAAGAGCATTCTAGCAGAGTATATAAATGATGCTGTAAATTATTGTTGGGACTATTATCCTTGGGGTGAATTTACAATTACTGAAAAACGATATTTTCGAGATGTGTGGTCAAGCTCAACTCCATATCAACTTGGAAGCGAAGTTTATCATGTCGGAAAATTTTACCGAATGCATGGTGATGGAAACAGCAATACTGAACCATCAAAACTTTTAGATTGGTATGAAATTGGAGACAGAACTGAAGACTCACCTTGGAGTGAAGATGGTCTATATGGCATTGGGGCAAGGCTTAGTCATAATGATAAAAGTTATGTCTGCATTGCCCTGTCACCACTTGGTAAAACAAATTACCTAACTGATGGTATTGAGGTAACGAACACAACTTATTTTCAGGAGGTTGACACATTTTTTGAAAGGTACATCCCTTATGAGCAAACCGGATTTAATACTATTGGAAATTGTCATGGTATCTATACTAACGATCCTCGTTACTCTAACACTCAGCACTTAAATTTCAGGGAAGGACGAGAGGGAATTTATATCGAGGCAATGGACTCGATTATAAATGAAATATGGATGGTTTATAAAATTGAATCACCTACATTCACACCGACTTCAACAGAAAGTACAATTCCAAGATTTCTAGCTCAAGCAATTAAGGCTCATGCATATCAATCGTGGTTAGTGGGTGAAGGTCAGCACGAAAAAGCAGGGCTACAAGAGCTTAAAATTTTAGACTTGCTAGTCAGAGAAGTTGATAAAATTGACCTTCAAGCAAATAAGAACAAACCATTTTCAATATCACCTAATTCAAGTG